TCAGCGGTTTATTATTACATAGGAGAACCCGCATGATTATTACACAAACTTTAGTTGATGGCGTTTGGGTTACTCAAGACCCAACAGAGGGACAACCGTATAGAAAACTTATGGACGGCTTTGCTTTTGAAACAGGAACGCATTTTGTTGTTTCTGCTGATGAAGAAGCGCGACAGTGGAGAGACACAGAACTAGAAGCTACTGACAAAGCCGCACAAACTCCTGACTGGCCTAATCGAGATAACATCCTAGCATACAGGACTGCATTGCGTGACTGGCCTAGTACGGCTTCATTCCCTGCAACCCGCCCAGAGTTAGGAGAGTAGCATGGACAAGTTGAAGCAATTCTGGCGTAGTCGCTCAAACCGATGGCAAGTATTCGGAATAACTTTAGCGGCTCTACAGGTCTATGTCCTACAGCTTAACCTTACCGCTGAGACTATCATGTTAGCCAGTGTCATATTCGGCATGGGTGGAATCTTTTTCCGCTACCAAACTACGCAGTCTATGGCAAACAAATAGCTATTAGCCTTGAGGAGTTGAAAGTGGGTGTTGTAACCTCGTTAATTGCGCCTGTAACATCGTTGCTTGATAAATGGATACCTGACGCTACTATCAAACAGCAACTTGCGGCACAGATTAGTACGCTTGCAGAGCGCAACGCGCAGGAGCTTGCAGTTGCCCAGATTAAACTCAACACTGAAGAAGCTAAAGGAAACTGGTTCCAAAGCTCTTGGCGACCCGCTACCGGATGGGTTTGCGTCCTTGCTCTTGGGGTTAACTATTTAGTTTCCCCAATGGCGGCAGGGTTTGGCATAGACATACCTCAAGCCGATGGAGGTACACTAATGCCTATCCTTGGTGGACTCTTAGGACTTGGCTCAATGCGTAGCGCAGAACGAATTAAAGGGGTTGGAAAATGAAGCATCTAAATGATATTGAGAAAGTTGCGGCAATGGCTTCTTTGTCGGCACTTGCAGTTTTTATCATGGTTTTGATTCTGTAATTATAAGGCTTTTCACTTCTTACACTTCTTCCACTTTTGCATACTTTGCACAAAACTAAAAAGCACTTTCCTTATATTTATCAATAGTTTACAGCGTTACACCGCTACACTGGGGGTGTAGTGGTCGCAGGTTCAAATCCTGCCGTCCCGACCAACCACGCGGCTTACATTGATAGTGCTTACTAACTGGACAAAAATTGGACAAAAATTTGGACAAAAATCAGATGTGGATAGTAACGGTTTCAAAGGGTAGATCATCGGGGTTCATGTAATCCAGTGTAGTGGTAACAGATTCATGCGCCATGACCTCTTTGATTTGTTTATTTGTATTCCCTGCGGTTTTTAATAACGTCGCGGCCAATCCCCTTACCTCATGAAACACAGTCCCAGAATCGCCCCTGCAATCGTTAAACATTCTTGACAACCTATCGCCAGTAACTTGGCACAAATGTTCTTTATCCTCATTCCAAGCCCTCTTTTTTGGCGTATGGCTGATAACAAACGGACATCGCTTATTGATTAAGGATAATTCCCTTGCGCGGTCAATGTATCGCTTCAGTTCTGGGTGATCTTTTAACGACCAAGATAAACGAGTGGCACGTGACTCACCTTTTTGACCTAGTGACTTCATCACAACAACCCTTAAACATCCATCTGTAATTTGGTTATCCCACCGCATCGCGCAAATATCTCCCTCTCGTAGCGTCGTGTAACGGCTAATACTCATTGCAATCTGCAAACACTCATACCCTGCTTTTGCGGCATTCTTATAAATCATATCAAATGTTAATTGATTACAGGGCTTGCGCTTCTTCTCAGGCTTACTTTTTGACAATAGGCGTGGAACATCATCAGAATTAGTAAAGGGGTTAAAGTCTAACTTAGGAACTAAGTCTTTTCCCATTAGCCAGTTGAAGAGCTTTCGAAACTCTGCTCGTCTTAATTTTTGTTGATAATAGCTTTGCTCGTCCCACCAGTTTCGCAGAGCATCCATGTCGATTGATTTAATATTTTTAAAGTTGTCTCTGGCAAACTTGTTCATGGTGGTTTTGCGGTTGTACCAAGAATCTAAACCGATAAGTTTAGGGTCGAGCCGTTCCCGATAGCTTTGGTATTGTTTAACGTAAAGATGAAGTTGTTCTGAAGGGGTAGCATGACGCTCATAGAAACCATCGGCAACACTTTGATTTAATTCGGAAGCCAGTTTGTTAGCTACCTCAACAGTCATTGACTGTTTTAGGTGAACCCATTTTTTAGATTTTGGATTTTTATAGCGCCATTTATTATGCTCTTTACGCTGATGCGGGTAAAGGTTTGCGACTAACTCAACGCCATCATAATATCTTTTCATGCTCATAAATTAGGCACTCTGCATGAGAATGTCAACGACTGATTGAGTTGTCTTGATTTCAAAAATAGTATTTGAGGCAAAATGACTACGGTTGATATAGATTTGATTGTCAATCACCTTGCCATCAACTAACCCATCCTCTACCCACGACCGCCACTTTCTTCTGGGCGGTGGGGTATCCTCAAAGAACTCAGAATTGATCTTTAAATAACTAACTAGCATAACGCCACTCTGCAATCGTTACTTTGTCACCATAGCGGTTTAAAACTTGTCTGCGCCTAGTCTCAATAGGATGGCCCATTGCTCGCAGTTCGCTAACCCTTGCAGGGGCTTCTAGTATTCCTAAATCGTCCCATGAGTTTAATCTGGTCAATGTTCGACCCGATTTCAGGTGGTCTAATATTCTTTCTGATTGTGTCATTTGTCACCTCTGGTTCGTTGATAGCAATCAATTAGTGTTGCAATTAAAAACGCGGCTACAAAAAGGTTAGGTAATGTATATTGCATTATGTATTCCATACTTTTCCCCTTAAATTATTTGGCTCGTTTTGACCACAAGAGAGCTACGCTTGCTAGATTGTTATCGGCCTCCAGTAGTGCAATTTACTGGTTTAAACTTGTATGCCTTTACCTTTTAAGCGGCTCGTTGGTTACGGTGAGCCAAGCCGTAGGGGTCTCAAAAAGGTATGTCATCCTCTAACTGCGCCATGCTCATGCCACCAACAGCGGCTTGAACTTGCTGTACGCCATTGTTGTGAGCTTGCTCCTTTGCGGTGTAGCTAAATTTCATATATCTAGCACCTGCCTTGCTTGTGTTAATCCATCCAGAAACCCAGTAGTCAGTGCCGCTAATCATTGCCGACCCTTTATAATCTGGGTGGCTATCGGTTTCCTTTTTGTCGTTTTTAAACAACGCGCCTTCATTATCTTTTTGTTCGTATTCCATAGGTTTCCCCTTTAGTTAAGTTAATGAGAGACAGCTATTCCTGCCTCTCGAAAGTCACTGGTTTTAATAGTGGCTAGTTCTTTCGTAGTAAATATGCCGCCCTTAGAAGGAGCTTTCCAGACAGACCGTTGCTCCTCTTCTGACATCGCATTCCATTCCTCTGCCGCTGTCTCAAGGTCTGCATCAGCAAGTGCGTTCTTAATCGCGCTAATGCTTGCAATATGCTCACGGACTGCCGCGTTGTAATTGAGAAGCTCCTCAGAGGCGTTCATGGCTGTTTGCTGAATGATTGCGTCAGTCACCTCATTAGCACTGGCGTACTCAGTACCGCCAAACCCGACGGCTGACAAAGCTCTACCGATAGCTGATGTCTCACAGTTCTCTACAGCAGATGTCTTGTTGATGTTGGTACTGCCGCGCACTTCTTCTGCGTAACCAGTGCCACGAACCCGACCATCAACGTCTTTAATGGTGGACTTCATAACCACGTTCGTGCCGTCACTTATAAGATCAGTCTCAATAGACCAATCTTTGTGAGTAGGTGATGCAAGAAACTCAGTGACCCTTAATGCTACGGTCTTGTATTCCTTGTTATGAATCTTAATAATGCCGTTCATCACGCCACCTCCTGATCTAAGCACTCAAGAGCGTTGTACGCATCGCCACGACCTTCATGATATTCAACGCAAGCGTTGTCAAAGCGCATCTCTTTGTCCCTAATAGTGTCTCTCCACCCAAGCAGATATTGCTCAGACGTATTAGGGTCAAGAAACATAGTTACGATTTGTTTCATCACGTTATTCATAATTAGCTCCTATGCTCAATAATGCGTTTTGCATAGCCTTCCAGTTGGTCAAAAACAATCTGACCAATCGACTCATAATTCTTGGATGCAAATGCGTACATCAAAGCCTCCTCAACATCCGATTGCCTAATGGCGTTCTGTCGAATATAAAAAAAGCCAGTGGCTCGCGGATACGGTTCAGTAAAACCATCGATGCTCATACCTTCCCAAAGCACTAATGGGTCTGCCAAAGTGTCACAAATCTTTTCGTGACTAAATACATCATCATCAATACCGTAGGGATTATTAATATCCTCCGGTGGATCGACGCGTTGCGGATCATCTCTATAAGTCATGGTTGTTCCCCTCAAAATAAATTTCATCAGTTGATACCTCAAAATACTTAGCAAGCTGAACAGCCGTCTTTCGAGATGGTGTTTTATGAACACCGCTTAATAGCTTGCTAATCGTTTGTTGCGTAACGCCAGTTGCTGCTGATAATTGAATTTGAGTCATGTTGCGATCAGCGAGCATTCTGTTTAAAAAAGTGTTGCCAGATTTCATAAAGCGTCCTGAGTTATTTGCAATACGCGTACACAATAGCGCAATGAATTATCTAAGTCAACGCGTTTACGCGTATTATTTTGAACAGGTACATTCAGTCAGGGCTATTATTCGCACAGAGAAAAGGTTTAATCGCAACGACTATTGCGTAAACGCGTATTTAAAGTTAAGCTAGGGTTTATCTAAAATAAGGATTATGTTTTGACAATTGGTGCGCGGGTACAGGAAGCAAGAAAGAATGCTGGCATGACACAAGAGATGCTTGCAAGGCTGTCTGGCGTACCGCAAGCGCGTATTAGTGCTTTAGAATTAAACAAAAATAAAAAGAGTAGTTACCTGATTCAGTTAAGTCAGGCATTAGGTGTGAGCGCGAACTGGCTTGAAACAGGCATTGCTGATTTAGCCGCCAAGGTTGAATATACCGCAATGGAAAAGGAGTTACTTCGATTGATCAAGGAATTATCGGATGAAGATCGCGCAAGAGAGATTTCTTACATTCAGAAACTCGTTTCTGCTCGCTCAAGTCTTTAAGTCTTTGTAGTACTTGCTGTTGCTGAGTTTGTGTCAACTGTTGTACAAGCTCAATAAATTGACGTTCATTTTCTAGTCTATGTTCCATCAACCATTACCTCCGTCCGATCTATCGAACGCGACCACCAAATCATTTGAGATGTTAAAAAGCCAGCGGCTGAAACAGCATCATAATAGTATGTTTCCATTGCAGTATTCATTTATGCAACTCCCATTTAGGTTTAATTTCTTACGTTTTATTTTTTAATTTTATT